TGGAAGTGAAGGAAGAGAAGTTCTATTGCAGATTGTGCTTTGAACCCTTAACCGATAATGAATGCAAAAACAATTAAGAAACTCAAAAACCCTTAAAAATTGATCCACTCTGAAAAACAATTCTGAGAGGGCATAAAATAACAAAATATTATAACAACTCAAAATGAATACTGAAATGAATACTAAACTTGTTCCCTGCACTCAACTTAACTGCACGAATCAGACCCTCGCCCCCGAAGGCACTATTTCCCGAATCTGCAAGTCTTGTCTTGACCGAGTCCTTGGTAGCGAACCTATCAAACTTTGGGTTCAGCAGGATGACTATGAATCCGATTCCGATGATGACTCCGATGACGAAGAGGAAGAAGATAAATGCATATGCGAGGTAGACGATAACGGCAATAAAATTGGAAACGAATATTGCACCGAGCACGATTTTTGTGATATATGTGCTGATCGTGAAAAATGTAAGTTCAATGGTTTGGCGTGGTTATGTGCTGATTGTCAAAAAGAGATTGATGATGAAAGAGAAAAAGAGAGAAATCGAAATATTGATATCTTCTTCAGAGTAGGAGGAATAATTAAACCCGAAACTTATTCTTAAAGAACGCTATATTTGCACCCAAGTCCGTGCTCGATCCCCAGAGAATCCACCTACTCAACGACCCAGCATTGTAGGGCGATGCCCAGTCTTCCCGCCCTGCACCGTGTCTTGCTAAATACGCCTCGCGTTTTTTTTTGTTGCCACTGTCGACGTATGTATTGCCGTCACGTTGTCCGAAATGTATTTTGTCCCCGTTTGCGAATGTTGCAAGGAACCGCTTGTTCTTTCGTTTGCTATCAGTGATTTCCATATACAAATCATTGATATTTTATTTAATTGAGTTTCACATAAGTCTTTGCTTGGGCGATACTGCTTCCCATCTCGCTCATATCCTCTTCCATCTTCTTCTGCTCCATCATTGTGGAAGCGTATTTGTGGGAGAGGAATGCGTGCCTCAATGCGTTGATACTGATTTTTCCATTGAATATCTTGTTCAGGCGTTGGTTAAGAGAAACGGAATTCAACTTCGCTCCATTCACATTGAATAGCAAATACTCGGTCTGCTCGGGGATGACGCTAATGTATTTGGTTAAGATATTCTTCAGTTGCACAGGCATATCGATTTCCTGTTTACCGTAGAATTTGGCAGTCTTGAATTTGTGGAATATCAACTTGCTCTTATCAATCTTGTTGTCTTCAGCACCGACATTGCGGATTTTGAGTTCAGTGTAATCCATAGCACGCCTCGGAACAATGTAGAAACCACCCAAGAGGCAGACCAAGATGTAGTCTTGCAACTTCTGAAGATCGTCGTTGTTGATGTACTTGCGTTTGTAAATAGCGTCTGCTTGACGCTTTAATTCAGCGAGGACAGTGCGGATCTCGTCGTGAGTGATGTTATTCTCCTTCTGGGTTTCGCTCTGCTCTTGCTTGTCAATCTCCTCTTTGTATTCCTTGATATCGGAAAGCATATTCTCCTTGTACTCCTTCACGTCTGGGGCGATGCATACGAGCGAAGCGAGAATTGTCTTCCTTACGTTGAATGGTTTCGAGTTGATGTATTCGCTCACCTTCTTGTGTTCCGTTTGGAATTTGGAAGGATCCGCCTCTTTGTCATTGGGGAAGCAATTCTTGTAAATGGTTCGAAGGCAAGAGTTGTAAGTCTTGAGGGAATTAACCGATAGATGAGAACGTTTGTCTTTGAGTGCGTCAGTGAAATCCATATATATTCCACAAAGATAATAATTTACGGAATTAAATAATTATCGCCTAAATAAAGTTGCATTTACCTTTTTACCTAATTTACCCAAATCAGGTAAATCAGTAATTATCTCTTATAAATCGTCGTATGCCTTCAAAAGACCAACCCTAATAATACGCCTCAACTTATCAACTGCGTCCTTGCCCGTAAAAGCAAAATCATAATTGGTTCCAAACTCTCGGTTCATCGATATAATATATTTTCTCAAATCATTTAATGACGCCTTTTTCGCTGGAGGATAATCGGGTAATGTATAGTATTCAGCGAGTGCACTCCTAATTTTGGGTGTAGCAACTCGTCCAGTATATTGTGCCTCTTCACCCTCAAGTGCAATTTCCTTGCCTCGTTCCTCTTGTGCTCGAGGAGAAGCAATCTCTTCCACAACACGTTGTTGTTCTTCGCTCAACTCCTCGTCTAAATCACCTTCGACGGTTGCCTCTGTTTTGCTCTTCTTTTCGTGCAACAGAAGATTGTCTAAATCATTATCGCGTTTCTCATCGAGATTCACCTGAACAACACTGTTTTCTCCAGTTTCGGGAAGCATTGAACCACGGTTATTCAGTTTGTTGCCGAGGATTTGATTGTTTGTTTCGGGGTCATCAAAAACGATTCTATCCACATAGTCAGACGTGTCATTGCGAGGTTCAGAGATAATAGGAAGGTTGTTGCGACCTGCACTGTATTGACCGTCGAAGATTTGATTCAACTGCGATCCTGCAGTCTGGAATCCAGCAAACCCACTTGCTTGTCTTTCTCTGCGATAACCTTCTGCCAACAAGTTGTTGTATATTTTGTCGCCGAGGACATTGATATCAACGGCGGGGTCTTGTCGTGTGGGATAGGAGGCACCCAAGAAGGAGGAACCTTGGGGCATTGCACTGAATGCAGGAAGGGTTCGCATTCCAGTGGATGCTTTAGGTGCTTGTCCGCCCTTGGATCTCTTGGACTGATCGATAACAATCTTTATGTTGACGCCTTTACCACCGCTTTTAGATGTTTTGCTAACTTTGACTTTTTGCTTTTTAGGAGGCATTATACTCTATCGGGATATTTTATTTTGTTGCTAAAAATAAAATATAAACCAAATGTATAATATGTTGAGAAACTTTGAATCATTTAATACAACTACGGCAGATTTGCCCTATACCGATGAATCCTACACAATCGTTTTAAACTCCAACTTGGCAACTGGAAACAGTGCAAACGCCGAGTTTAACTTTGATTGGTCGGTCATCCCCAATCGCAACTATTTGGTTCATTACTCATTCAACACCTCCAATATGGCAATTGCCTCGGGAAAAGTATGTGTGATTTCCAGTCCGTTATTTGCGAGTGCGAATGCTTATTTCGCCTCGGGGCAAACAAGTCGCACGGCATCCCAAAGCACGAATGTATTGGGTGTTGCTTACCCATACATCTATGGAGCAGTGTCGGCACTTCACGCCGAAGACGGAACCGCACCTCCAATTTATTTGAATGCTCGCCCAACTATGAATCAATTCACAATTCACGTGAAGACTGCAGATGCCACACCCATAGACTATCCCAATTTGGGTGAGTGGTTTTTGATACTTCGCCTTGTCCCAGTGGATAGACCCTCTCGTGTATTACTTTAGGTGCTTAATTAAAGAGGCAATATTTTTATCTTCATATATTATAAAGTATGAGTATAACCAAGAAACGAAATGAAGCACCAACCTTAACACCGTGTTCGATGGTGTGTGACGGGGGACTGCACGAGAAACTTAACAATTTTGAACTTACCAAATTTCTCAACTCCCACGAAACGAACCTTCTAATCGGGCGACCTGCGAGTGGGAAGACATCCCTCCTCTACAGTTTTTTCAAGAGTCCAAAGATATTCCGTAAGGTGTTTCACAATATCTATTTGTTCCAACCGTCACACAGTCGAGCGTCGATGAAGGACAACATATTTGAAAAGATACCACAGGAGCAATGCTATGAGGAACTCAACTATGACAACTTGAGTGGAGTAATGGATACAATCAAAAGCGAAGACAAGAAATACAACAACTGCATTATCTTTGATGATATGACTGCTTACCTGAAGAACGGTGATGTCAAGCAGTTGCTGAAGGAGTTGATATTCAACCGCAGACATTTGAGATGCACGGTGATCTTCTTGGTTCAGACTTGGTATTCCATCGAGAAGGATATTCGCAAATTATTTAGCAACATATTTTGTTTCCGAGTGAGTAAACAAGAACTCTCAACGATAATGGATGAAGTGGTGGAATCAAAAGCGAAATATATGAACGACATCGCGAAGATCGTCTTTGACGAACCCTACAAGTATTTGTTTATCAATGTGAATACTCAACGATTGTTCGATGGATTTGATGAATTAATATTTGACGAGGAATAAAATATAATTCTATTATATAATGTTCCGAAAATCATCTGGAAGTACTGCTTCAAAAATGTTCCGCAAGGGCATATCAACAGCGTCAGGCGTTAGCAAAGGATTAGGAGGTGCTTCAAATGTCCTCACGGGTGCCGTAAAAGGCGGTGAGAAAACCCTCAAAGCAATTGAAAGTATTCCATTTGTAAAACAGGCAATCAAACTATCACCCGAAGCACAGGATGCTCTTGCCAATGCAAGAGTTGGTGTGAAGATTGGTAAAGATGTT